CGGCACTCGAACCTTGGATCAGTTTGTTTAACGCCTTGTATGTGAACGCTGGGCGAATAGCTTGACGCCCGCCGTATTCTTTGGCTGCTTCTTCCAGCTTCATAGCCTTGTGGTAGCCGTACGCTTTTGGTTCCCACATATTGAAGCGGCACTTGCGACCAAGATAGGTACGGATGTGTCCTACTTTCTCTGCCTGTTGCGATGCCATATCTGCTATGCCACGAACAAATGGGACTTTGTCGTTGTATTGAGCCAGCAACACTGTCGCATCTTCTTCGCTGATGTCCAACGTACCAGCAAGCTTTTTCTTGCCCATGCCGTACATGATGCCGAGGTTAACTGTCTTGGCTTCCTTACGAGTAATGCCAGCCAAATCCGCTACCATCTGATGGAAGTCTGCATCGCCATCGTGATACATCTGGATCACATTGTCGATCTCAGGGTGACGAGCAGGGCCTTGGATACTGGCGCAGTAGTGTGCCAGCCAGCGTGGTTCTTGTGAGGCGTAGTCAAAACTTCCCCACTTGGTGCCTTCTTCTGGTATAAAGAGGCCACGAATCATCTGCTTGATCTCAGGATCACGAGCAGGAATTTGCTGAAGGTTCGGGTTGCTGGATGAGAATCGCCCCGTTACAGTGCCACCATCATCAGACCGCAAAGGATTGAAGTCACAATGGATACGACCGTTATGAGAATGCTCAAGAATTGTTTCGATAAATGTAGTGTTGGCTTTGTTAAACTCACGAAGCTTTACGATCTTCTGCGCCACTGGATGCGGATGGTTAGACAGAAACTGCTTTGTAAAGGACGGCGCACCCGAGCTTTCTGTCCGATGGTATTCAAGCCCAAGGGCGTCGAACGCCTTTGCTATAGATGTAGCAACCCAAGGTTCAATAGCGACGCCGGTATCTTCCTTTATTTCTTTAAGTAACTGCACCTCGCGTGACTGCAATAGCTTCCGCGCACGTTCCGCAGCATCGATGTCAACACGCACACCCTTTGTTTTCATCTCGAGTAGGCAGGGCAGCAAGCTAGTTTCAAGGTCGAAGATGCTCGTAACTTCGTCCTTCTGAATCTCGGTACGCAGCCGATCCCACAAGCGCAGGGTAACAGCAGCATCCTGTTCAGCATATGCGCCAACAAAGGTGGATGGCAAACGCCACATGCCACCCTTTGGATCCACACCAAAGAACTGTGCTGCCTGCTTCAGCAGCTTCTCGTTCTTGTATTCACCCAGCCACTCGCCTGCCAGTGAGTTAAGATTGTAGTACCGGCGGTTCTCGTCCAGCAGCGGCGCGGCAATCATTGTGTCGATTATCCGTCCTTGGACCTCGATCCCTTCTGCCCGAAGCCAGCCCAGATCGTACATAGCATTGTGGAAAATCTTTTCAATATTAGGGGTTTGCATCTGTTTCTTAAACCAACCCATCACCGCAGTACGGGGCATGTTGCCGCCGCCTTCGTGCTTGATTGGGAAGTACCAAGAGCTATCCCCAGCCGCTACAGCGATGCCAATGATGTAACCATCCTTTCGTGTCCAGCCGGGTCCGAGTGTCATAAGGTTCGGGTCGCGGGTTTCCAAGTCAACAGCAATGCGCTCGTATCCTGTCAGGTCTGGAAGCTGCGATGGTGGCTGCCAGTCTTGTGGTAAGGGACTGGCAGCTTGCTGCTTTATCTCTTCTTGATCTTGTATGTCGGTACTATCACGCATAATAGGAAACTCGTTTCTGTTTTTCGGATCTTCAATGAAGCTGTACTGGTGCATCTTGTTCCTCGATATAGTCCTGTATCACGTCTTTATCCACGGTTATCAGCACTGGTGTGCCTTCCCCCATCCAAGCGTCATAAATATTGTAGTAAAAGTATTCGATGGCTTCGTCTTCGTCCCACTCATTATCGTCCATGAGGATCTGAATCATCTTCTTCACGTCATAAGCCAAAACATCGTCCTGACCTTTACGCGCTGCCATGCCCATGATGGCATCATCGAATCCAATCAGCCGAACAATTTTTAATTCCTCACTCATTTTGTGGCTACCTCACCACCACAAGCCAAGTATCCACAACCGTCCACCCAGTTGTCTGCATGCTGTGGATTGGACGCAATCCGAGCGATCTTTAGCAGAGTCATCTTAACAGCGCAGTCTGTCCCCGGAGGCAGGTCATCAGGCTTGATGCTATCCCACCAGTACCAGACGGTTTCGATGTTCACGAAGTTGTCTTCCATATCCCCGTGCTGGGCTGCTCTGTCTTGAGTTACATAGCCCTTGGCTGTGTCTAATACTTCTGCTCTTTTCATAGCTGAAATCCATATCTGTTTTGTGATTCGATTATGTGAAGCTCGTTACGAGCGCGAGTTAACCCAACGTAGAAAGTCCGTGCCTCGGATTCCTGATCAGGAGATTCTGTGCATGCTTTTGATGAATCTAAAAGTAGGGCGACATTGTCCGCCTCACCACCCTTGGCTTTATGGATCGTCGAGATCCGTATCCTCGGCTTCCCCGTCAAAATAGACTCGCCCATACGGCGTACTGACGCAATGTAGATAAGCTCCCTCTCGCTTACTTTGATCACTTCGTGCCACGGGGTCTGGGATGTTATGCTCGAGCTTAGGTGTGGGAGGACTTCGTCTAGGCCGTGTGTATGCTCTGGGTCTAAAGTTTCTAGTGCTTTTCGCTGAACTGGGGTTGTTGCCTTTTCTGAAAGGATCTTCGAAAAGGTTTTTAATTCTGCCGCTGAAAGATACTGCCCTTTGCATAGTCTTAGCCACACCTCGATACCAGATAAAACATTTGGAGAGATGGACCAACCACGGCCTTGGTACCAATAAAGGTATCCTTGGTCGTACAGTTTTTTAGCAACCATATTTGCAATGTGGTTCGTTCTAGCAAGTATCAACCATTCGCCAGTGGTTAGGTCCACATCCAGTATATCACGATGCCAAGTTACTTTCCCCTCTCTTTCGGCAGGTTCCCAGTTTTTTTGCTGTCGAGTACCTAACCGCTTGACAAGGTTGTTGGCTACCTTGTGGATCTGGTTTGGTACGCGGTAAGACTTATCGAGAATTATCTTCTCATCTGATGCCATCAAGAAATCTTTTACCTGAACACCCATCCAAGCATAAATGCACTGATCATCATCGCCCGCATAATATACGTCCTTGGACCTCGGAACTAGGACATCCTTGACCATGCTCCATTGCAATGGGACTAGGTCTTGAGCCTCATCAACTATGAGCATGTCGAACTCTGGTGCCATTCGCTGAAGATTAAAATGCTCGATCATGTCAGTGAAATCTAGCTTATCATTCCCTTTCTTGTACTCTGTAAGGGCGTTGTTAATAATCCGAAGCTGCTGAAAGTACATGTTGTCATCGCCCTTGAGGTCAAACGCTCTTTCAAGGGTTGTCTGCATAGCACGAGCATAGGCGACGATGTTGAGATACCTGTCACCTATTGTTGCTGAGGGGATGAAAGTTCCGGCGTCGTCTACGGATCCACGCGGAGATAAGTCCATGCCGACATAGCTTCCCAGCTTTTCGTAGTCAGACTTCTGCATTACCTTCTTACGGCTAAGACCCAGACACTGAAACGCCATTGAGTGCAGAGTACGGAACCATTCCAGATCCCCTCCGTTTATGTTTAGCTTTGCCAGTGCGCGTTCACGGGCTTCTTCGGCAGCCTTGCGGCTAAAAGAAACAAAGGCTATGCGGTCAGGCGGAGTCCCAGACTCGAGTGCCTTTTCAACAATCGATATCAGTCTGGTTGTCTTGCCTGTCCCCGGCGGTCCAAAGATCGTTGTTTCCATTAGAATGGTACCTCGTTCATTTGTACATTGGCATCCGGTACTTGAACCTCGGAACCATACTCCGGCACCCACCACACACGAACTACTTTTGATTCACCTTTGGTTGTTTTAAACCGCTTGCTGCCGTGAGCCTCATCAGCGCCGTTAAGTTCTTTCAAGCGTTCTTGAATCTGACCACGGTTGTACTCAGCAAACCTTTTGTTCTGAAGGTAGTTCATCAGTGAATCAAGCTTGAAGAATGTCTTACCTTCTTCTGTGTATGGCTTGCCCAACACAAGCTCTTCCGCTGACTGCGCCTGCACACGACCAGTACAAAAACTTTCCAAGTGATCAAGGAACTGACCACGATAGGTAAGTTCTTCTGGAACTTCGATCTCGTTGACGTTTTCCATCAGACCATTCACGACCAACTGCCAGTCGGCGTTCTTCATAGTCGGTGGCATGTACTGAAGATGCTCCATACAAGCACGTTGAAACTTCATCGGAAGCTGTAGCTCCTCGGTACTTAGCTCGAGACGGCGACCGTTGATGTCGCAGAACCACACACGCGGCTCAGACAAAACAACAGACAGACCACTGATATCAGCCTCGACAACTTCTTTACCAATGCCATACTTCTGGCGGCGGCATAGTGTCTTGTTGCAGAATGAAGCCAGTGGCTGCTGATCACACGGATAGAAATATTCTTTCTTATCTAACTGCTGCTGGATCTGGACGATCTCTGACGCACCCAAAGGTGGGTGACAGTAGCTCATGTTGATCTGCTCGTGCAAAGATTTCCAGTTGTCTGGGTCAACACGTTTACAGGCTACGGCTGCCGCGAACATAGTTGTGTTACGACCACCCTCTGGTATGCCCTGCTCGAACATAGTCTTCAAGCAAGGCGGCCACCCTTTGAACTGGTCTGATGCACCACCAAGCTTCAGCGACAGGAATTCATTCGGCGATACACGGCGCTCTTCAATCAGATCTAGAAACTCTTCTAGTGTGGCATCGTCCCCATCTTCTTTGATGGCTGGGCGCATTGTTTGCTCCGCATCAAAGTACGGCAGGTTAA